TAGAAACCGGGGGTCATTACGACCACGTGCTCCCGGACGTGTCCGTGAGGCTGCGGCGGCCGTTGAAGCGGTCGACGTGCCGGCCGCCATGGCCGGGCCGGAGTGTGCAGCGGCCCGCCCTGTTCGGGTTCCGTGCCCAGCAGTAGCCCGCCGCCCGCCCGGCTGCGCGGGACTTCTCCTCGTCGTTTCCGCGGGTCTTCACTGGTTGTCTCCCTGTCGGGTGGGTGTGGGGCGCCGGGGGCGCTTGGGGCAGCGCGGCCCGCATTCGTAGACCTCGACGCTCAGGTCGTAGGCGCCGCTGGATCCCGTTGCCCGGCCGGCGGACCGGGCCCCGCGGGTGAGCCGCTTGCGGCACCAGCAGCAGTCCCACCCCGAGTACTGGGCGCTGGTCAGATCGGCGACCCGGGGCGGCTTTGGCTTCCACCTCACCGGTCGGCGAGCGGGACCAGGCCGTGCTTGATCTGGCAGGGATGGCACGCGAAACGCTGGCGGCCTGTTCCCGGGCCGGATCCCGTCTCTTCGATATGGATCAGGCGGACGTCTCGCGTGACCCCTTTGTGCCACGCGCAGTAGGCGTAGGCCGTCGGGGTGGTGGGCGCGCCCGCGGTCTGCGTAGGCTCTGCCATGTCGACTCCAACCAGTCGTCCACGCCCGGGGCCGTTCGCGCGGTCGCCGGGTTTTGTTGTGTCCCCCGACGCTAGGAGCGTGGACAGCGGCGCCGCCAGGAATGTGCACCGATGTGCACACGCTCTTCAGGGAGGAGTGAGGCCGGATCGCCGGATCGCGCCCTTGACGGCACCCCACTCCAAGGGCGACTTTGGTGCACATCAGCGCACAACCCCAACGGTGGAGACAGCCATGGACCTACAGTTCATCGGAATCGACCCTGACACCGGCAAGAACGGGTCACCCACAGCCTGGGTGGACCAGGAGACCGCGGACATCGTGATCCAGAGCTACACGGCCGACGAGGCGACCCGGACCCAGTGCGCGGACCGCACCGCACCCGGGCACGCCAAGGGAATCCCCGACCACGAGACGGTGATCCGTATCCCCGCCCGCCTGGTCCCGATCCTGAGGGAGGCCTGCGATGCCGCAGAACGTGCCCAGCTTTGACGAGCTCTTCCAGGCTGCGCAGCGCTCCGCCGTGCACCTTGAGATGCGCGACCGGTACGGCGTCGGCGACGAGGCCGACGACTTCAACACCTGGCTGCAGACCGGCCGACGCGATACCGACCCCGGCTCGGAGTACTGGGCACCTTGGACCGACATGATCTCCCGGGCGGTCGCCCGCGGTGTCGTCGTCCGGCGGGCGCGCATCGTGTCCGAGCCGGTCACCGACTACATCCGCTACGAGCACGCCGGGACCGTCGTCAATGTCGCCGCCGGGGAACAGGTCCGCTGGCTGCCCCGCCCGCGTGCCGTCGACCTGATGCTTCCGGGCGCCGACCTGTGGATCTTCGACGGGGCACAGGTACTCTTCAACCACTTCACCGGGGATGGCAACTGGGCAGACCCGGACTTGGAGTTGCGGACCGAGCTGGGCATCGTCAAGCAGTGCGCGGACGCGTTCGAGGCGGTCTGGGAACGCGCCATCCCCCACGACCAGTACGAGATCCACTAACAGGGAAAGCGCGCCGGCCAGCTCATGTCCATCTCACCGTCGTCCTCGGCGCAGGCAGCCCGCGAGAACGTGGCGCGGCAGCTCCGCGACCTAAGGAGAAACGCCGGCCTGACGGTTACTGAGCTGGCCTCGCGGTGCAACTGGCACCACGCAAAGACATCCCGCATCGAGAACGCCCGCACGCCGCCCTCGCCCACGGACATCCGGCTGTGGTGCCGTGCCACCGGCGCCACCGACCAGGCACCGGACCTGATCGCCTCCTCTCAGCACGCCGAGTCCCTTTACCGCGAATGGCGGCGGCGCGTGCGCACGGGCCTGGCCAAGCTGCAGGACAGCTACGTCGAGCTGTACCGGTCGACGGAGCTGCTCCGCGTCTACTCGCCGGTCTTGGTCCCCGGCCTGCTCCAGACCGAGGGATACGCGAAGGCCCTGCTGTCCACGAACGCCCGGTTCCTCGAGGTCCCTGACGACGGGGCGGAAGCTGCAGCGGCCCGCCTGGAACGTTCGCAGGTCATCCACGAGCCGGGCCACCGCTATTTGTTCCTCATCGAGGAGGCGGCGCTCTACTACCAGCTCGGCGACGCGGACGCGATGGCCGCGCAGTTGGGCTACCTGCTCACCGCCGGGGCGCTCCCGCAGGTCTCGTTCGGCATCATCCCGGCCGGGACGCGTGAGCGTTCCCTGTGGCCGCAGGAGACGTTCGACGTGCATGACGACACGCTGGTGTCCGTCGAGCTGCTCTCTGCGGAGGTGAACGTCACGCAGCCGTCGGAGATTGCCCTGTACGTGAAGGCGTTCGAGCAACTGCGCGGCATGGCCGTCTACGGCGCCGAGGCGCGCGCCCTGATCGTGAAGGCCATCGACGCGCTGAGTTGACCCCGGATACGACGAAGCGGCCCCGCCCTCCCGAAGGAGAGCGGGGCCGCGGTTATCTGGCGAACAGAGCGAGGGCGCCGGTAGCTGCGCCCGCGATACCGGCGAGTGTGCCGATTGTGGCCAGGGGCCACCGGTTGCGCTTCAACGCCTCCACATCGCTGCGAAGCTCGTCGAGATCCCTCCCGGTGTCCTTGCGGAGCTGGGCTAGGTCGCGTTCGGTACGGGTCGACCGTTCGACGAGGACGGCGAGGGAGCCCTTGACCTCGGCGAAGCCTGTGGCGACCGTACCGCGGAGCCGTTCCAGCTCGACGGCGACGCCCGGGTCTGGTGTGGTCATTCGCGGCTCGCCGTGTCGTCGGTGCGCAGCCAGGCGGGCAGCAGCTGCTGCACGCTGGGCAGCGCCATGACGCGGGCGAAGCCGCCCGCGACCGCCAGCGATCCGGCGACCCAGGGCAGGGCCGCGGGGACGCCGGACGCGGCGACAATTCCAGGCAGCGCGACAGCGCTGCCGACCGCGGCCTGTAGCACCGTGCGAACGGTGCGCTTGGAAGTGTCCTTCATGGTGGCGCTCTTTCAGTCGGTGACGGTGAAGCCGTGCCGGGCGGCGAGCAGCTTCAGGGAGGGCTTGCCGGGGATGCCGTCCGCGGCGTCGCCGGTGTAGCCACCGCCTGCCGGGGAGCGCTGCCAGCGGGCATACGCCTCGACGGACTTGGTGCCGAAGGAACCGTCGACGTACTGGCTGCCGAGGAGGCCCTCGGCGTGTAGCGCCCGCTCGACGAGCAGGGCCTCACCCTTGTAGCTGGTGTGGCCCTGCGCGGCGGCCGGGTCGTGCTTCGCCGCGTATATGACGTGCGCGAGGGACACGGACGGCTTCACCGCCGGGGCGGGCGGCGACCAGCGCCAGGACGCGACCGCCTTGCCGCCGCGCGGGTCCCGGGGGTCCGCAGTCGGCGGGCAGACGCCGTCCGGGAAGTGCGGGGCGAAGTAGCCGACGATACGGTTTGAGCGGCGCGGATTGGTGTGCTCCCACACGCCGTTGCCCTGCCCGGAGTCGGCGGCACCCGCCTGGATGCTGTTCCAGCCCTTGGTGACTACGTCGGTGTCGTTGAAACCGATGACGACCTCGCAGTGGCCGTTGCCGAAGTTCGTCCAGGCGCCGACGCTCGGGTACTCGCTCCACTCGCCGTGGGTGCGAGCCCAATCGGAGAAGACGACCACGTTGTCCACCTTTGGAACAGCCTTGTCCAGGCCGCACTCGTGGTACATGTCCCAGGCGCCGATCACGCAATATGGGACGCCGTCCTCCCCGTACTCGATGCCCCACTGGGTGTGGTTGTCCCAGCCGTCGCGGTTGTTCCAGTGCTCGTAGACGCGCTCGGGTACGGCCATCACGTGGTCGACCAGGCGGCGCCAGGCAGGAGTGGACATGAGGGTGGCCCCTTTCTGGGCATGAAAAAAGCCCCTTACGGGGCGGGTGCGGTCAGCTGCAGGAGTAGCTGACCGGTGGGATCCAGGGCCGCCCGTCGCCGGGTGTGCCGGTGGTGGGCGTGTAGGTGAGCGGGGACAACAGCGTGGCGGCGGCGGTCTCGTTGCGGGTGCCGAGCCACAGGTCGACGATCTGCCAGGGCTGGCCGTCGAGGACGGTGACGGTGCGGGGCTGCCCGCCGCACGAGTTCGGGCTGAAGATGCGGCGTCCCCACGTGGGTGCGCCCCATCCGACGTTGCCGGGCGCAGTCCAACCGGAGTACAGGGACGGCGAGGTGGCGTACCCGGTGGGGGTGCCTGCGCAGTAGCCGCAGCCCTGGTCGGAGTAGGTGAGCGCGTACTGCTGCGTGGTCTCGTCCCACCAGCCGCCGGGGCCTTCGATCGGGCCGGACATGCCGGCCACCTTGCGGACGCCCTGGCCGGTGCCGCCGCTGCCGCTGTAGTTGAGTTCCTCGATGTTGAGCTGCGCGGCGCTGGGCATGGAGCAGGCGATCGCGGGTCGGGTGTTGGGTCGTTCGATGATGCCGAAGTCGCCGTTGCCCGCGCAGATCGACAGACTCGGCTTGGTGTACGACCCGTTCGGGGTGACGCCGGGACCGCACGGGCCGGTGAGGCTGGCGCAGCCCATGACGTTGTAGGCGTTGGCCCCGGTGTCGGAGTAGTGGCGGGGGGCGTTGAACCACAGTATGGGGACCGCGTCGTTGTAGCCCCAGCCCGAGCGGACGATCATGCGCGGGTTGAAACATCCCTGGCCGGTGCCGCCGCACGTCTCCTGCCAGCTGCGCTTCGACCACGGATCCTGCGAGCCGGGGTCGAACAGCAACTGCGGCGTCGACCACGGGCCCTGCAGGCTGGGCGCGGTGGAGACGCCGAACCCGCACCACGGCGTGCCCGACACGTACCACTCGTAGCCGCAGCCGTACAGGCTGCCGTACATGTAGTACGTGTCGCCGAAGTGTTTGATCGTGGCGTCGTGCAGGTCGACGCCGTTGATCAGGATCGGCGCCGGCGCGCTGTCGGAGACGGCCGGCGTGCTGCCCGCACCAAGGAGAGCGGCGGCGGTGAGAAGGAGAGCGGCCAGGACGACACGAACGCGACGCACAGGGACTCCAGACATGAAGAAAGCCCCGACCAGATGGCGGGGCGAGGCGTGCGGGGAAGGCGGCGTCAGGTGGCGGACTCGTAGAAGAGGGACAGGCGCAGCGAGTGCCCGGCTGCGAGCGTTGCCGGTGCGGTGCCCGTCATGTTCGCGCCCTGTGCCGGGGTGGCCGTGTTAGGGAAGGCGGCGGTGCAGACGGAGGCTCCGGAGGCTGCGAAGCACTGTCCGATGTAGGTCGCCCCGGCGGTCAGGCGTGTGGTGCCCAGGGAGTCCACGCCACTGGAGGCCAGGGCGGAGGGCAGTCCGAAGCTGTATTGGCCGGATCCGTAGGTGGTGGTGCTGCCGGTGGTGAGGATGATCTGGCAGAGCACGTTGCGGCCGATTTTCATGGAGCGGCCGGTCAGTGTGCCGTTGCCGAGGGCGGGGTTTGTCGATGCGGTCCACGTCGGCGTGTACGCAGTCCAGGCGGCGAACATCGAGTTGAGTTGGTCGCGCACCTCTTGGTTGAGGAGGGCGGCGGTGACTACCTCGCCGACCACCCAGGTGCGTGGTGCGAACGTCACGTCGTCACCTCCCGCTGGGTCTCGACGGTGGCCGGTTCAGGCGGCGCGCCCCCCGGGTTGGGGTCGTCGGGGTTCCACCAGTTGCGTTCGTGCGGCAGCTCGTTCGCGACCGCAGCCTCCGCTGCCTCGGGGTCGTCGGGGACGACGAGGCGGAACCATCCGGCCCCGCACTCGGTGCAGGCGAACCGCGGATCGGCTGGGGAGATCACCTGGGCGGAGCCGCACGGGCAGTCGGCCACCCACCGGTTGTGGTTGATCCGGGCGTAGATCAGGTGCCCGAGGATGAACCCTTCGGGCGGGATCAGGCGGCGCTGCTGCCGCAGCTCGGCCCACCGGAAGACGCGTGCCGCCGCGGGTATCAGCGCCCAGGCGTCCGGCGGCTGGTCCGGTGGCGGCAGGTAGAACGACTCGGCACGCTCGACGGGGATGGGCATGCGAACCCCTTTCAGTACGCGAGCCGGGTCGTGGAGCCGAGGACGGAGTACGTGGTGTCGTCGAGGATCCACACGGTGTCGGTGTCGGCGCGGCTGGTGTGGAAGTCGATGAGGTGGCGGCTCAGGCCGATCGTCTCGGTGTAGCCCTCGACGATGACGGTCGTGGTGGCGGCCGGTGCCTGGCTGGGAAGTGCGGTCAGGGCCAGGACGGTGGACACGTCGGCGGCAAGCAGCGCTCGGTAGGTGGCCAGGGGCAGGCTGTACGCCTCGACGGGGACTTGCCGGATTTCCGGCGGGGGATCCGAGTACCGCGACACCAGCCAGTTCGCCGCGTCCGTGACGGAGTTGTCGCTGTTCTTGAGGAGGTCCAGCGGTTTCTTGTACGGGCCGTAGGTGTCGATCGCGGCCTGATTGATGATGCGCTGGGTGGCGCCTCCCTGCCGCGACGCCTCCACAATGTTGATCATTTTCTGGTCGTCGTCGGCGTACTTCACGCCGTTGGTCTCCAGGTCCGCATAGTCCAGCGCGAGCGCCGGCATTGGGTTGTAGCGCAGGCCGCGGCTCTGGAAGACGAGCGACGGATCGGACCGTGAGGCCAGCAGTTTCCCGCTCTCGGTGGTCTCGATCTCCCGCATGTGCGTCACCGCCGACGAGCCGAGTGCCTTCTGTGAGGCCATGGCGTCGAACGGCGACCCCTGGGCGGTCACGGTGAGTCCGACATAGGAGGCGAGGCGCGCCATGCGGACATCCGCGGCTTCGCCGATGTGCTCGGTCGTGCCGGTCGTGTAGTGGGTGACGAGCTCGGCGGAGGTGACCGCCCGGAGGTAGATGGCGACCTGGGCGATCGTGCCCGCCCACAGTCTCGTGCCGGCGAAGCCGCCCACGGTCAGGGTCCGCAGGTCGGAGCCGTTGAACGCGGACAGCGTGTACAGCACGCCGTCGACGTACAGCTCGTTCGCGAACTCGTTGTAGACGACGTGATGCAAGAGGCCGTCGGCCAGGTTCGGGGTGGCGAACGTATAGGTCTGGGTGCCCGCCCCGTACTGGTCCTTCTCCACCACCAGTTTCCCGGTGCCCGACTCCAGCAGGACGACCATCTTGGTGCCCAGATCCGTCGATGCCAGTGCCATCAGCACGCGGCCGTTGGCCGACGTCGTGAACCATGCCTCGCAGCGCACCCGAAAGTTCAGGTTGGCGTCGACGAACCCCTGCCCCAGGTCGGCGGTCAGGTACTTGCCCGCGCTGATCGAAGCCGGGGTGAAGGTGGGGCAGCCCAGATCGTCCGACGGGCCGGTGCCCGAGTCGAAGGTGAGCGTGCCGCCACTGCCGGCCTGGACGATGGACAGCGTGCCGACGCCCGGCGTTCCCGACAGGTCCCCGGCCGTGGTGGAGTCGGCCGGCTCCGACAGCGGGAAGTAGGCGATAGGCCGGTCGAGGAGGATCTCCTCCACCAGCATCGGCCGCAACTGCTTGTTGATGCCAGCCCATTTGACCGCGTCCGTGCAGGGGATGGTGACCTTCGAGTTGAGGCCCTCCCATTCGAGGGGCCACTCGTTGACCATGCCGAAGAAGCGGGGATGCACCGTGGCGCCGGCCATCTCGACCTCGAAGACGTCCGCGGTTCCGGCGTCGCGGTTCGACTCCATGGAGAACGTCACCGTGTCGGTGCCCACCCAGGCCGGGGTGGCGAGCGAGCGGCGCACCGTCCATACCGCGCCGTCGCGGGAGGTCTCCCAGTACACGGTGCCGCCCGCCTCACGGATCCGCAGCCAGCCGTGCAGGGCGGGATCGTAGGTCAGTACGGTCGCCGCCCCGTCCGTGTAGCCCACGTCTGAGCCGCACCGGATCTGCCCGGTGATTCGGTTGTGCTCGAAGGCGATCCGCGTGCCCGCGGTGACCGAGTTGACGAAGATCCCGGCCGTGCAGGTGGCCGCGGCCCCCGGAGCGGGCAGCGCCGCCACCTTCACGTTGACCTGGCTGCCCGTCAGCGTCCAGGACCGGGAGGACTGGAATCCGGCGAACACGCCCGCAGCGCAGGGGATGCGGGCGCGGCCGCCACTCTCGCTGACGGCGTTGAAGTTGTTCGCCCACAGGAAGGTGTTGATGCGGCCGTCGTCGAAGTCGTCGCTGAGCTGGGCGATCGGCCAGGGTGCGGCCCCGGTGGTCACGTCCATGGTGGCGACGCTGATCCAGATGGGGACGTTCTTCTTGACGTTCGGGTAGTAGGGCGACGCCGTCCGGGCGGCGGTGAACCGCCCGTCGGAGTTGTCCAGGGTCAGGGTGGCTGTGCCGGGCTGGGTCTCGGACAGCTCGTCCTGGGCGCCCCGGGTGGTGGAGATCCCCGACTCGGCGAGGTCGACGTACTGGGTGATGTCCGTCCGCACCGGGGATGCGGAGGTCAGGCTGTAGCCGAAGGCGATCTCGACGATCGGACGTGTCACGTTGCCCCCTTTCAGGCCAGGCCGAGGCTGCCGCCGCCGTTGCCGCGCTTGAGGGAGAGCAGGCCTTGCCGGATCTCCCGCCACACCGCTTGGGCGTCGGCGCCCGGCCGTACCTCGACGTTGAGGTTGATGACGACGCCGCCTCCGCTTGCTCTGCCTGCGGGGCGGCCGAGGACAGGGCGCGCGCCGGCCACCCGACCGGTCACCACGTCGAGCGCCTGGTCGAGGACGGGCAGCCCGTCGACCAGGCCGCGAGCCAGGCCGTGCGTGGAGTACGCGCCGAGCTGCGCCATGACGGTGGACGGGCTCTTGATGCCGAGGGCCTTCTTGATGGCCTTCTGCATGCCCTGGGCGATGGACATCATCAGCTTCTCGATGTCCTTCTGCTGGCCTTCGAGTCCCTTCAGGAACCCCTTGCCCGCGTTCTTGCCCGCGTCGTACAGCCCGTCAGCACCGACCTGCCCCAGCGTCGTCGTGGACTTGTCCAGCTGCCCCTGCAGGCTGTTGATGGACTTGAACGTGTTCTTGTCCGCGCCCGCCAGGGCGCTGGCGTAGACGTAGCCCGCATCCGGGCCCATGTTGAGGATCTGCCTCAAGAGGCTCTTGTTCAGCCCCTTCTTCGCGAGGATGTCGACGTACTTCGTGAACTGCTTGATCTGCGCGAGCTTGCCCGCCAGCCCGGCCTTGATGCCGCCCGCCGTGACCTCCTCCGGCTGCATGCCGAGGTTGGACAGGCCCGCGCTCTCGCGGGCCGCGGTCGTCACGTCGGACGCGTACTTCTTCGCCTCGGCGATCTTCGACGCGATGGCGTCCCGCTTCTTCGCCGCAGCGAGCAGCTTGCCCGTCTGCCTGTTGACGTAGGCGACGAGGTTGGACTCCTTCTTGCCGCTGAACGCGCTCCTGATGTCCTTCGCCAGGTCAGCCGACACCGACTTGATCTTGTCGCTGGATCCGGTGAGACCGACGATCAGGCCCTTGCCGATGTCCGCGGCCAGCGCCTTCATCTTCTTCGACGGAGACGCGATCTGCAGCTCGCCCTTGACGCCGGCCACGACGGCCGCCGCCATGGTCCGGGCAGCCGCGCCGACCCCGGACGTTGCTCCGGCCATGCCGGACATGAGGCCCTGCGCCACAGCCGCCCCCGCGCCGGGCATGCCGCGTCCGCCGCCGAGGGTGTCGGCGTTGATGGCCTCGATGAGGCTGCGGTACTTGGCGGTCGACCGTGCGTTGATCATGTACTCGCCGTTCGAGGCCATGATCGGAATGCTGTCCGAGGTGCCCGTTCCCGGACCGCTGATCGGGCCGCCGCCGGGGAACCCGATGGGGCCGCCGCTGGCGTAGTTGCCGCCTTCGTGGAAGACGGTCCCGGCGTTCGACGTCGTCGTCTTCATCAGGACATACGTCACGGCGGTCTTGCCGTCGATCGCGTTCAGTCGACGCTGCGCCTCGCTGATCTTGAACTTGAGGTCGTCGATGTTGCCCCGGATCGCCGTCTGCTTCGACGACGGCGCGTTCTTCAAACGCTTGGCGGCCTCGTCCAGCTTCGACTTGAGGTCCTCCAGGTTGCCCTTCAACCGCGCCGTCTTGTCGGGCGTCTGAAGGAGCTGATCGGCGAGCGCTTTCGCTTCCTTCCGGTTGCCCGTCATCGCGTAGGCGTTGTCGATCAGGCTCTTGCGGCCCTTGTCGTAGATACCTGAGACGGTCGACCACGAGGCACCGTTCGCGCGGGCCTGCGCCGCGGACTCCTCGGTCGCCGAGGCGAGCTGAGAGAGGGCGTCCCTGTTGGCGCGACCCTTCTCCGTGTTGATGTCGAGGGTCTTGCCGTTGTCCTTGAGGGACTTGGCGACGTTGTCGACCGCCGCCGCAAATTTCGTGTCCGCATCGAACGCCGACCGGTGCGCCTCATTGAGCGCCATGATCGACTGCCGGAGCCCATCGGCGCTCCGCTGCTGCTCGGCGAGCGCGGCCTGCGTCTTCTGCGCCTGCGCACCGAACAGGCCCATCGACTGCGCTGCCAAGTCCTGCTCGAACTTCTGGTCAGCCAGCGCGGACTTGTACTTGTCCAGGCGGTTCTTGAAGTCGCCGACGTCGTGACCGCCCTTGGCGTAGGCGTCCGACAGCCGCTTCAGCGCGACCGCCGCCAGGTCCGCCTTGCCGCCCTGCACCAGGTTGGCGAGGGACGTATCGATCGCGTCGATCTTCTGCTTCGCCTCGGTGTTGGGCGTGGAATCCGCCATCCCCAACGAGAAGACCTTGACCAGACCCTGCTGAATCTTGTCGGTCGTGCTCGCGTCGGTGATGTTCCGGATGCCGTCGTACAGCCCCTTGAGGTTGCTGCCGAAGACACGCGCCGCCTCGCCCGACGTCTTGCCCGTGCTGGCCAGGTTACCCAGCGACGTGGTCAGCTTGTCCACGTCCGGCGGCGCCTGCTTGCCGATCTTCGACAGATTGACCAGGGCCACCGCGAGCAGGCCGATACCGACGGCAGCCACGTTCAGCTTGGCTCCGGTGGACAGCGAGCCGAGCGCGGACCGCATCCCCGCCACGCGCCCGGACGCGCCGGCAGCGGCGGTCCTCATGGTGGTGATGCTCGAGGCAACCGCCGAGAAGCCGCCCGCCAGCAACTGGATCCCCGAGCCCGCCAGTTTCACGGCACGGATCGCGATCGCGGTCTGCATGAGCACGGTGATGAAACCGGGCGGCAGAGAGGCCACCAGCTTCGCCGCGGCGTTGGCCAACTGCAGGACACTCACACCCACGCCAGAGGCGGCCGTCAGCAGGTGCACCGCAGCCGTCGCTACGTTCTTCAGCGTGTCGGCGAGCAGCGGACCCTGCTGGCGCGCGTAGTCCATGAACTGAGAGAGGGAGCCGCCGATCTTCCCCGTGTTGAGGGTGCGGGTGAAGTGGATGACGCCGTCCACGGCCTGGCGCAGGCTGGTGGTGGCGAACGTCGAGAACTTGCCCATCAGTTGGTCGACGCCCGGGGTGGCCAGTGCGCCGCCTGCGGCCGTCATGAGGCGGTCGAGCTGGACGGACGCGCCCTTCACGAGCGGGGTGAACTTCGGCAACGCCGCAGACGCGATAGCCAGGCCCTTGGTGAAGACGGGCATGGTGTCCTTGGCCAGCCCATCCGACCAGGACTGGTACTCCCTCTTCAGCGTCGTCAGCCCGGCGGCGGCCTGCCGGGTCGCGGACGGCATCTTCGCGATCTGCTCTTGGAACGCCAGTTGCGCGGTGATCGCCGCCTGGGACGTCCGTCCGCTCTTGGTGACGGCGTCCTCGTACTTCTTCTGCGCCTGGCTCGCGTCGGACAGTGCGCCGATCTGCGGCACGATCGCCGCCCCGAACGCCGCCACCGCGACCGCAGCCGCGCCGGCCTGCGCGGCGAGCGGCGCCAGCGCGGCCGCGGCCGGGATCGCGGCCCCGGCCATGACGAGCTTCTTCTCCATCGCTTTCGCGGAGTCGCCCGCCTTGTCGAGCACCTTGGAGAGCCGGTCCCGGCCTTCCAGCGTGAACGTCAGGGTCGTGCTGGCCATCACTCACCTCCAGCTACTTGGGCCCGATCGGCCAGGTGACGGTCGATCCAGGCGACGGCGGAGGCGAGCTCCTCGCGGGAGAGCAGGTCGATCTCCCACGGACGGATGTGCAGAAGATGGGCGAGCAGCCAGCGGTAGCTCAGGACAGAGGCGCGGATTCCAAAGGCGTCTCGGCCGGCAGCAGCTCGGGCTCCGCCACGGCGAGGCTTGGAGCCTCCGGCACGGCGGGCGCCGGAGCTTTTGGGGCCATCTCCTCGAACGCCTTGTCCACGTCGGCCGGATCGTGGGCCAGGGTCCGCATGTAGCCGGACATCGTCGCGACGACCTCGTCCGTGGACTCCGGGTTCTTCACCAGGGCCTCGACCATGTCGAGGATCTCGGCGTACTCCAGGCGGGCCTTGGTGCGGCGCTTCCAGCCGGGCAGGTCGAAGTCGGAAAACCGCAGCGTGGGCTGCTGCCGCTTGCGGAACACCCACAGCACGGCGCGCATCGCGGTCGGGGCCTGCTGGCGCAGGGCGGTGTCGACGTCGTCCCACTCCATGCCGGTAGCGGACTCGATGACGGACGACTCGATCGCGGACAGGTCGTCGGTGGAGACCTCCTCGACGGTGCCGTCTTCCTGGCGGTACGAAACGATCACTTGTTGCTCCTGGTTACTCGAGACGACGGCGCACGTCGTCAAGGACACGGGCGGCTTCTCGCTCCATGCGGGGGCGGCCCTTGCGCACGGTGGAGTCCCACCACAGAGGGGTCGCGTTCTGCTGCACCCAGCGCTTGCGGTTGCCGTAGACGGGGTGTCGGACGCGGCCTGTGTTGAGGGCGCCCGGCATCTTCCGCAGGTCGGCCGGCAGGCGGCTCTTGTCGACCCAGACCTTCGCGCCCGGGTTGCCCGACGTGCGGACGCTGATGCGGATCGCGTCGGCGATCGTCGCGCGCAGTGGACGCGTCGTCGGGGATGGTCCGCCAGGGCGGCCGCGGCGCCCCTGCGAGCTGATGTCCAGCCCGCGGATCGCGGACTGCAACTCGTCCCGCAGGGGCTCGGCGGCGTGCCGCAGGCGGCGCTGCATCGAGGCGCGGATGTTCTCGTGACCGGCAGCCCGCAAGCGGCGTTGCAGCTCGATCAGGCTGCCGGTGTTGGTGATGCGGATGTCGGAGACCACGGGGTCACCTCACAAGGTGACGTCGGTCGAGATGTACTCGATCTTCACCGGGTTCGTGCCGTCGTACAGGGCGGTGAAGTTGAACGTGGGCTTGATGACGTCGAAGCCGTCGACCACCGGCGGGCCCTCGTCGAACTTGACCGCGGGCAGGGTGATCCGGAACGTCTCGAAATACGTCGAGGCGATCAGCGGCCCGACGAACTCCCACACCAGCGAGGTTGCGCCGTCCGAGGTGTGCAGGTCGTCGAGGATCGTGTCGATGTAGTCCGTCTCAAGCGAACCAGTGATCTTCACCTGGTCGTTGCTGATGGGCTCCTTCTTCAGCCCGGCCTGGCCCGCGTAGAAGCGCTCCGTGTGCTGCGGCCGCTCGACCTTCACCGAGACCTTGCGGACGCCGTCCCGCGCCGTCTCCGTGCCGTAGGTTCCGGTCTTTACGGCCATCTGGCCGAAGTGGAACGGCGACATGTTCGGGTAGCTCGCGACCCCGAGCGTCTGCGCCTCGTCGCAGGTCTTGCCGTCGAAGTCGAACGCACCGGTGAGCATGCCGCCCACCTCGCAAGCGAACTCCGCACTGGTGACCTTGCAGCCCAGAAACGTCTTGTCGGTGACGGTGCCGGTCGTCAGCGGCACGCCCTTCTGGATCGTCAGGCTCTTGCCCGCCGTGTCCGCCAGCGTGTGCGTCTGCAGGTAGGCGGCCGTCGCGGCCTGCTGCACCGGCGTGACCGTCGTGCCCATGAGGGCCTGCAGCAAGGTGCCCATGGACTTGTTGACGATCTCCAGGTCGATGGACCCCTGCACCTCCTGGCGGGTCAGCACACGCCGCGACGACAGCGCCAGCAGACGGCCCGCCGCGATACCCGCAGACTGCGCCGTCGTCTTCTTCAGGACGAGGCTTTCCTTGGTGAACTCCACGAATTTCGCCGGCGCGGCGAACGTGCCGTAACTGCCCTCGGCCGAAAAGCCGAGCTGGGCTCCAAGGCCCGAACCGATCGCCATCAGAGATCAGCTCCCTTCGCGGCACGCGCCGCCTTCTTCGCCTCGGCCGCGGCGCGGAGGCCGGGCTCCTCGACGGACTCCCAGTTGCTGGGCTGGCAGACGTAGCCCTCGAACCGCTCGTCGGGGACCTCGACTACGGTGTCCGGCTCGACGAGCCGGTCCCCGAGCTCAGGCACGGTGACCGGGTCCGAGCCCACGTAGCGCACAC